GAGAAGTTTACATACTAAAGAACCCTGCTTGGAAGAATTGGTACAAGATAGGTAAGGCTATTGAGTCTACAGATAGATGTAATGGTTATCAAACAGGTAGTCCTCACAGGGATTATGAGTTAGTCACCTACAAAAAGTTTAAGCATAGAGGTGTGGCAGAAAAGATGGCACACTCTTTGGCTGAGGGTTTAAGCCGTAAGAGACTTAACGAATGGTTTTACATAGAGAATTTAGATAAAGAAGATTTTGACAAGATGTTGAATCTTATCAATGGATTGATAGAGGAGAAGATACAGAATGATAGAACTAGCACTAATTAGGAGCTTGATGCAGAAAGACTTTTATGAAGACCATAAGGGCAGTAAGTGTCCTGACAGGCTCTTCAGTAAAGATGTACGCAAGATCAAGAATACTTTGGACGAGGCTATGGGTAAGCACGAAAGGAACTTATCCCTGACAGAGCTACAGGCTTTATTCTTCTCTGACAATGGCACTATGACCTCAGCAAACAAGTCATCTTTTGAGGTGTTGTTTAGTAAGCTGTCCAAAGAAGAGCCAATGAACAACGATATAGCTAAGGAAGTTTTGTCTAAGTTGTTTCAGCAGATGGTTGGGGAAGAGGTAGCCAACATAGGGTTTGACTATGTGAATGGCACAAAGAATAATCTAGAGCCTTTGCGAAATATACTTGACAACTATCAAGACGACTTCACACCTAGCTTTAAGTTTAAAGGTGACGACATATCTTTCAACACATTAGTCGAACATCTTAACTTAAAGTTTCAATGGAAGTTTAATATACCCTCGTTGCGTAGACGAGTGGAGGGTCTGAGTGGTGGTCACTTTGTTATCGTGGGTGCTAGACCCAATACAGGGAAGACATCCTTCCACGCTAGTATTATAGCTTCTGAGGGTGGCTTCATTGATCAGGGTGCAAAGTGTGTAGTATTGTGTAATGAAGAGGCATACAAGCGTGTTGGTCTGCGATATCTATACTGTAAGTCCAACATGTCTAGCGATCAGGTGTTGGAGAACAGGAAGTTGGCACTAGAAAGATATGATCCTCTGAGAAACTTGCTGTCAATAAAAGATGCTACGGATAAGAATATGGATTATGTGGAACAGCTTGCCAAGAGTATAAACCCTGACATAATCGTGCTTGATATGGGGGATAAGTTTGCAACAGCAGGGTCGGAGAGATCGGATATATACCTCAAAGAGGCAGCAATTCACGCAAGAAACATTGCCAAGAAGTATAATTGTGTTATCATTTGGATGTCCCAACTATCAGCAGAGGCTGAGGGAAAGATAAATGTTAATCAATCTATGCTTGAGGGCAGTAAGACAGGTAAGGCGGCAGAGGCAGATTTGATGTTATTAATTAGTAAGAACCCTGACATTGAAGGACAGGACAGTAACGATCCTCAGCGCCACATTCGATTGGCTAAGAATAAACTAACAGGGTGGCATGGTGCTGTCCATGTTGAACTAGATGTAGAAACAGGGAGGTATTCAGCATGAGTAAATGGGAATATGTTAGAACTAATAGTAAAGGTGAGCCTGTATTTAGAAGAGATACTAAGGAGACAAAAGAGTTTGTGGATAGTTTTTTACAAGAAAGAAACATTCCTCATTCTTACTGCGAAAAACCTCACATGTATTGGATAACTAATAGTGAGGGCAGAGATTATGCGTACTTCTACACTACAGGAAGGTGGTATAAAAGGGTCAATAGAGGCTATCCAAAAATGCACTATCACAGTAATGGCATAGAGGACTTCTGCGCTAGGTTTTTAAATAAGTATGTGGGACAGCCATTTAAAAAGAAAGAAACACTATGAAGATAATACTTGATGTAGAAAACACTACGACTAAACGAGATGGCAAATTACATCTTGACCCTTTTGAACCTGACAACTCTTTGACACTTGTGGGTATAATGGATCACATCAAGGAGGAAGAGAGAACAGTATTTGTATTTGATCACAAGGAGAAGACCATTGAGGATGATGATGCACAGGCAAGACTACAGAGGGTGCTTGATAATACCACGCTACTGATAGGTCACAACCTACAGTACGACTTACAATGGTTGTGGGCATGTGGATTTAAGTATGATGGTCAAATATTTGACACAATGCTTGGCGATTACATACTACAGCGTGGTCAAAAAGGTTCTGTTAGCCTAGAAAATTGTGCGTTACGCTATGATTTAGACATGAAGAAGTCTGATACATTAAAAGATTACTTCAGAAGAGGCTTTCAGACAGACGAGATACCTCTAGAGGAGCTATCACTGTATCTTGAACAGGATTTAAAGGTCACTAGGTCTTTGTATTGGCGTTTACTAGACGAATATAACAAGCCTGAGGCTGAATCTTTAGTAAATGTGAGGGACACAACCAATAAAGTTTGCAAAACTCTAACAAAAATCTATATGAATGGGTTCAGCATAGACAAATTAGCACTAAAAGATGTGCGAAAACAGTTTGAGGACGAGTTATTGCAGATAGAAAATAGGTTAAACGCAAAAGTCAAGAGCTTAATGGGTGATACTCCTATAAATCTCAACTCTCCGGAGCAAGTCAGTCAGGTAATTTACTCTAGAATACTACACGACAAGAGAAAATGGGCAGTTGCCTTTGATTATGTAGAGGACAAAGAAGAATTTAAACAGGCTGTCAAGGATAATAGCTCCATGATGGTTAAAACAAAAGCTAGTGTGTGTCAAACCTGCAACGGAAGGGGCAAGGTGTTCAAGACTAAGAAGGACGGAACACGTTTTGCCAAGCCAAATCGATGCACATCCTGCGATACAAGAGGGTACAAGCTAACCAAGCTAAAACAAATGGCAGGACTAGGGTTCTTCCCTCCATCAAAAGCATGGGTAAGTGCCAATGGTTTCTCCACAAGCAAGGGAAACTTAGAACAGCTTATCAATATAGCTAAGGCAAAGGACATGACAGACGCAGAAGCGTTTTTGACAGACCTAAAAAGACAAAGCGCTGTGTCAAGCTATCTCTCAGCCTTTGTTGATGGCATAGAACACTACACAAAAGAGGATGGTATGCTTCACGTTAGTCTCACACAGCATGTTACAGCCACCGGAAGGTTCAGTGGACGCAATCCTAATATGCAAAACATGCCTAGAGGTGGTACATTTCCTGTTAAGAAAGTATTTGTATCTCGTTGGAACAACAATGCGTTTGGCATGAAGGGTAAAATACTAGAGGCAGACTTTGCACAGCTAGAATTTAGAGTTGCAGCATTATTATCTCAGGACAAAGTAGCGATGGAGGAAGTGTCTACAGGATTCGATGTTCACTCCTACACGGCAAAGATCATCACTGAGGCAGGACAACCTACGTCTAGGCAAGAAGCTAAGGCACATACCTTTGCGCCTCTCTACGGAGCTACAGGGTTCGGTAGAACGAAAGCTGAGGCAGAATACTACACACACTTTATGGATAAGTACAGAGGTATAGCTAAGTGGCACAAGAAACTAGGTGATGAGGCTATCAACCTTGGCAGAATAAAGATACCATCAGGTAGGCAGTACGCTTTTCCTGACGTAGAGAGAAGGGCAAGTGGAACTCCAACACACTTTACCATGATTAAGAACTACCCTGTACAAGGATTTGCTACAGCAGATATAGTTCCTATTGTATTGTTGGAGATTGAGACTAGATTAAATGGTTACAAGAGTATGTTAGTAAACAGTGTGCATGACTCTGTGGTCTTGGATGTCCATCCTTTAGAGGAGAAGGATGTTCTTAGAATCATAGATAATGTCAATAAAAGTTTAAAAAGTATAGTGGAGTCTTACTATGACATCGATGTTAATGTTCCGTTATTACTAGAGTCAAAGATAGGTGATAATTGGCTTGACGTTAAAGATGTAGTCTGATAATATTCGTTTTATAATTTAGGAGTAAAAACACATATGGAAAACGCATTAGACATAATTGGTAAATCCCCTGCTGACTTGGCAGAGATCATGGGGATGTCCAACGCTCCTGCAAAAAGCACATCAGCTTTAGCAGAGATTAAACAAGTTCATCAGAATGTGATGGGTACAAAGGAAGTAGAGGGTGAGACTATGGAAGTAGCTATAGTCAAAGCAGGAGCTTTCTCTGTAACTTTCCCTGATGATACAATATATTACAGTGACAAGGTGACTATCCGTCCCTTTATGCAACGCTTTCAGTTTCAGCGCTACGATAAGCACTATCAAAAGCCTGATGGTGGCGAGGGCAGAATGTTGCGAACTGTAATGGCAACGTCTTTGAATGGCGATCTGAAGGACAACTACGGTACGTTTAACTGTGGTAGACCGTCAGGATATGTCAAGGACTTCAAAGCGTTGCCACAAGAGACACAAGACCTTATGCGATCTATTGATAGGTTCAAGATCATATTTGGTTTGTGTAAGCTTGACAAAGCTAAGGATGCCGATGGTAAACCTGTGGATGTTAAAGAGTTCCCTTTCTTAATGAGGGTTAAGAATAGAGATAGCTTCAAGGCTATGACGGATATTTTTAATCAGATTCAAAGAAAGAATAGGCTTCCCATTCAGCACCTGTTACATCTTGGCTCAGAAGTAAAGAGTATACCTAGTGGCGCAACTTATGCTGTGTTGAAGCCTACGCTAGGTAAAGTAGTAGAGATTACCACTGATGACCAAGAAGTGCTGAATAACTTTGTTGAGTGGGTTGAGGCTATGAACTC